CGGATCGTGGATCAAGCTGGTGCCAGAGGTACAGCGATGCACAAAATTTTAGAAAAATATATTATAGAACAAGGTTACTTAGATTTAACAAACGTTGGTAAAGAAGCACACAACATGGCATTACGAGTCATAGAACAAGGACTTTGTAATGTTACAGAATTTTATGGCAGTGAATGTACATTGTATTATCCTGGATTGTACGCAGGCCAGACAGACTTAATTGCTATGCATAAAAATGAAATGGCAGTAATAGATTTTAAACAAACTAACAAACCAAAAAAACGTGAGTGGGTAGAAGACTATTGTTTGCAGTTAGCAGCATATGGCATGGCTCACGATTATGTTTACAAAACTTCTATAAACAAAGCAGTGATAATGATGTGCAGCAAAGATAACTTTTATCAAGAATTTATTATAGAGGGTGAAGAGTATAAAAAATATAAACACAAATGGTTAAGGAGAGTAGATGAATACTATAAAAGTAGATCAGAAAAGACTGGATAACATAGCAAAAGCATATCACAAAACAGGTGGTGAAGTGAGAGAGATGTGGAGAAAGAAATGGTATGAATTAGTAAAACAAATAGGAAGGAGATTAGAGGATGAGAGTAAGAGACTTTCAACAAATACTAGGAAAATTCACTAACGATCAAAAAGGCACAATTATATCTGATTGTCCAATCTATATTGAAACTATGGATGGTAGACTAGAAGAAATTAGAAAAATAGAATTACAGGAAAGTAGATTAATAAACTCACCAGAGCCTGCAAGGGTAGTAATTAAAGCAGAGTCTTTGAAAAGATTTATGTCACCTACTTACAAACAAAGTTAATGAGTTCTCTAAGAGAACACTGGCCAAAGGGTGCCCAAAGCGAGAGTGGAGGGCACCTGTGTACATAGAATTAGTCAAATATCCTGACGTAAATCTAAGAATTAAAAGTGAAAATGTAACTTTTCCGTTAGATGATAAAACAGAACGTCTTATAAAATATATGACAAGAGCTATGTACCAACACAATGGTATAGGATTAGCTGCTATACAAGTAGGGTATCATAGAAGAATTTTTGTAATGGACTGCACAAGATATGCAGACAAGCCACAGGTTTTTATAAATCCAGTGGTTACAAAAAAGTCTGACGAAACATTGACAGACTTTGAAGGGTGTTTATCTGCACCCGGCAAGAGAGGTGAGGTTGCAAGACACCTTAGAATCACTCTAAAGTATCAAGATAAGGAAGGAGAAGAGCACACAAAAACTTTCTACAATATGGAGGCTAGATGCATACAGCACGAGCTAGACCATTTGGAAGGTAAATTGTGTATAGATTATGGCAAAACAAATGACAATAGTGGGGAAGAAGATCTCCTCAAAGCAATGGTCGAATCTAATACTAGAGCTAAATCTGATACGTAAGGCCTGGAAACCATACGCAGATATAGAAATACAAGGACCAGGAGTTAAAAAGATCATAAAAATAGGCACATCTGTAAAAAAGTACGACTAATGTGCCAACATAAGTGGAATTTTTGACCCTATTATTTTTTTTTAGTGACAAAAAAATGACGGTGGCACAGTGGCACAAGGCTAAAATGGAGTTATTAGTGTTGATTTTATTGACAAAAGTGTGTGCCAGAGGGGTTGGCACACCGTGGCACAGCTCTCTACTCGGCGCGCGCGACCCTTTTTGTTTTTTTAAAAACTTTTTTGCTCAAAAATCTCTCTTATAGTATAAGATTCCTATGCCTAGACATCCAAAAAAATCTAAATACAAATCTGTTGTTATAAAAAAGAAAAGATATTACTTTTACAAAATCACATGGTTGGATATCACAGGTGACAGCGGGCACGCAGATTTACATACAGCGTCTGGATTCATGCCATCTATTATGGTTACACATGCATATCTTTTAAATAAAGATAAAAAAAATGTACGAACATTTGCATCTTATGAAGTTAATGATGAGTTATTTAGTGATAGAAATGTATTTCCAAAAGGTTGTGTAATTAAAATGGAAAAAATAAATGAAAAATAAAACCTTGACTAAGAACATGCCTAACGTAAAATGGCAGGCAATACCACCAGTACGTGGACCTAATCCACAAGGTATTACAAGGAGTAAAAATGGTAAAAAAAATAATAGCAAAACTAAAAAACTTAGTAAGTAAAGTTTTCGGTATAGAAAGGTGTAAATGTAATGACTGATCTATTTAATAAGGCTAAAGAATTTTACTATGAAATAGTTAATTCATACAAAAGATATTATGATTTTGGTAATGAGTTGATAAGTAAGCATCAAGTGCTTATTGCTTTGGCAATTCTATATTGTCTAATTCAACTTCATCTGGCGTAATATTAATCAATTCTTTATTGTCATCTAGGATTTTACGTAGCTTCTCTTTAATTTCATCTGCAGACATAGCGTCAACGTTACCTGTCATGATAAGTTTTTGGTCTACGTAAAGTCCACCAGCTTTACCACGTGCAACTTCTGCATTTACAGCTGCTGACCACGCACCTTTCTTTAGTGCTTCATTTCTAATCTTAGCTAATTCAGTTATGTGTTTCTCAAAGTTAATTGCATACTTCTCTTGTACCTCTGCTCTAAGTTCACCAATGTATTTAGATACCAAAGGATAAATTTTTGGATTACGTAACTCTGATGCTGTTTGTCTTGGTCGTGACTTGTATCCAGCTTGATTAGCACACTCAGCGGGGCTTAACTTGCCATCATTATATACTAAAAGCTCTGCAAATTGTTTTTGTCTGTCTGTTAAAATAGGTGTTCTTGCCATAAATTTGACTTATACAGATTTGTACGATAGAAGTCAATGTACGATGAAACCGGAGTCTAAACTTTGGCAAAAAATTAAAAAAAATACACCTAAAATTCAGTGGACAAGACTGGAATCTTGGTCATCATTTGGTACACCTGATCTGTTGGGATACAATGATAATTGTGGTTTTTTCATGTGTGAAATGAAGATAGCAAGAGGGTCAAAAATAGTATTTAGTCCACACCAAAAACTGTTTCATATTACTCGTCCGAAACGTAATTTCATCATAGTCCAAGACGCCTCTCTTGGACACGTAAAACTTTACGAGAGTAAAGCGATCCACGGTCTACTAGTAGATCACCGCGAAACGCCTTCCCTTGCAATAGATGATTGGCAACATAT